CTGGCGAAAGTGCAAGTCCTAGAGCATATGAAGTTGCTGGTCAACTTATCAAGAGTGTTGCTGATACAACGGATAAATTGGCAGATCTTCAGAAAAAATTAAAAGATTTAGAAGAAGATAATACAAAGAAAGGTCCAAGCAATGTTACTAACAATGCTCTTTTTGTTGGATCCACATCAGAGTTATCAAAACTACTCAAACAAGGTTTTCTAAATAATAATGATGAGAATGCTAAGTAATGGCAAAGAAATCTTGCAAGAAAGGATATTACTACTGTAATACCGACAAAAAGTGTAAGAAAATTCCTAGGGGTTACCATGTAATGCCTACAGGATACTTAATGCGTGATAGCGAACATAAAGAGGAAAATAAAGAAGAGACTAACGGTAAGAAAAAGAATGGGAATGGTAATGGAAATCACTCAAATGGCAATGGCAACGGGAATGGCTCCTCTTCTAATGGAGCTGGTGACGGCGGCGGAGGAGGTGTCTCTGAAGCGTGGAGTACAAAGTATAAAAAATCCATCGATTGCGATAATCCAAAAGGATTCTCTCAGAAAGCCCATTGTAGGGGTAGAAAAATAGATGAGGGCAAAGATGGGATGAGTGATCATGAAGTTTCTATGGCGAAAGGTCAAGTAAGAAACTCAATCACTAATCTCAAGAGAGTTGAAAAAGTTCTCAAGACAATGACTGATAAAGATGATCTTCCTGCTTGGTTACAAGCAAAGATTACTGATACTGAGCACAATACTGATGCTGCTGCAGGATATATGGATGAAGAAGTTATCACTGAAAAGCGTGATGGTAAATCATCCAAAGATAAAGGGTATTCCCTCCGCGACTGGTTCAAAGGTGGTGGTTGGAAACAAACTGGTGGTAAATATGATGGTAAACCCTGTGCGAAACAACCTGGTCAAAAGACCAAACCATATTGCCGCGATGCAGATGATCGTGCAGCAATGAGTAAAAAAGAGAGAAACAAGAGAGCTGCTAAAAAACGTAGAGAAGATCCAAACCCTAACAAAAAAGGAAAGGCAAAGAACGTGAAACAAGAATCTTATTCAAACTGGAGAACAGAATTAGACGAGGGAATTTTAGGAGGTCTTGGTCTTGCCGCAGCAGCATATGGTGCATATAAAGTAGGACAACATTTAAAGAAAAAGGGTGATGAAGCACTAGATAATGCAAGACAGAATGCTACTTTACGAGGCAAACCGTTTGGTGCTGGTGCCAGACAAAGAGCGATTGAAGATGCTGCTGGTGTGAGACGTGGAACTTTAGATCCAAATATGCAGAGATTGAGAAACTCATATGAACCAGAAGGTGAAGTTGTTGAGGGACGTTATTCTGGTGGCGGTGGGTTGAAAGGTACGGATAATATTAGATATGGTGCTCCAAAAGGTAGTCCTCCAGGAACAAAAGGTCCTCTTAAAAATCTTAATGACATTGATAGAAAATTGTCTTCAGATACTAAAGGTCTTCAAGCAAATTCTTACGAACTAGAAGGTGAACTGGTTGATGAAGGCAAGAAAGATGCTTGCTATCATAAGGTTAAGTCTCGCTATTCTGTTTGGCCAAGTGCATATGCATCTGGTGCATTAGTTAAGTGCCGTAAAGTTGGTGCTAAGAACTGGGGCAACAAAACCAAGAAAGAAGGTTATGAATTCTCTAATTGGAGAGATGATTTTAAAGGAACAGAATATGAATCTGTTGACATTATTAAAGCAGAACCATTGAAACCTACTAATGGTATAGGTAGTAGAATGCTTGATGAGAAAAAAGATGCACCAGCAGATGTAAAGGGTATCGCTAAAGAATTAGATAAAGCAGTTGAAATGCATAAGAGTCAAGCAAAGAGACTCAGAAAAGCAGGTATTTCTGAAGAAAATATTGATGAAAAATGTTGGAAAGGTTATGAAAAAAAAGGTATGAAGACAATGTTTGGTAAAAGATATCCAAACTGTGTCAAAAAGAAGAAAACCAGGAAGGAAGAAGTTCAAGTTGTTATGCAACACTTCTCCGACTGGAGAGCAGATATGGAACTTCAAGAAGACTGGCAGAAGTCAAACCGTAATGATGGTGTTGATGGTATGAGTCAGAAATCTGTTGATGCTTACAAGCGTGAAAATCCAGGTTCTAAACTGAAGACTGCCGTAACTGGTAAAGTCAAGAAAGGAAGTAAGGATGCAAAGAGACGTAAGTCTTTCTGCTCCCGTTCCAAAGGTCAAAAAGATATGCATAATATTGATTGTAAAAAAACACCAGAGAAAAAAATCTGTAAAGCACGTAAACGCTGGAGATGTTGAATTAGGTTTTTGTTATGAGTGAACAGTATCTTGGTAATCCAAATCTAAAAAAAGCAAATACACCGATCAACTTCACTGAAGAGCAGATCGTTGAATTTTTGCGTTGTAAGGAAGACCCCGTTTATTTTGCTAACAACTATATCAAGATTGTTTCTCTTGATGAGGGTCTTACACAATTCCATCCATATCATTTTCAGGAAAAATTAATTAATAACTTCCATGAAAATAGATTCAATATTTGCAAAATGCCAAGACAGACTGGCAAGTCCACTACTGTGGTATCTTACCTTCTACATTACGCTGTTTTTAACGATAGCGTTAATATTGGCATCCTAGCAAACAAAGCAGCAACGGCAAGAGAACTTCTTGGTAGGTTACAGACTGCATACGAAAACTTGCCTAAATGGATGCAGCAGGGTATACTATCCTGGAACAAAGGATCGATGGAGTTAGAAAATGGCAGTAAGATACTGGCAGCTTCTACGTCTGCAAGTGCTGTCCGAGGTATGTCGTTCAACATCCTCTTTCTCGACGAGTTCGCGTT